CCACTACTTTGTTAAAGAGTAGATGATGAAGAGTATCACACCGGCAAGTGAAGATATCTTCCAAGAGAGCTTGATGAGTTGGTCGAACAACTTGTTGAGCTCTTTTATTATCTCCGTCATCTCCTTGATTTTATCCCTCAAGTGTATCACCTCCTTACAAGTATATAGTACCACGTAATTACGTGGTTGTCAACAGAAAATGCCGATTTTATGCGGATTCTTGAGAAATTTCCCGGAAAATATTATCCTATAATGCTTCCCCTAAATACTCCGAATATAACACTCTATAATCAGGTCATGACTTAAAAGTCATGACCTTCTTTTTGTTGCCCTGACAAGGAGAGTGATATGTCTATGACAGAATTATTGACAATGATCGGGATAGAGAATGTGACAAAAGCGGTGACTGCTTTACTGATTTTTATCAGTGTATGTGCCATTCTTACTTCACTGGTCACAGAAGGACTGAAGTGTGTTGAGAAAATTGACAGTCTTCCAACCAAGCTTGTGTGCTACATCGTGGCAATCGCACTTACTACACCAGTGATGTGTGCGATGATGGCATTCATGAAAATGCCGATTGAGTGGTATATGGTTTTTGGATCGTTCCTGGCTTCGTTCGTAGTGGCGAAAGTCAGTATGAGCGGATGGGATGATGTGAATGAACTCTTTAACAGGCTATTCAGAGTTAAGTAAGGCGGTGGTCATATGGATTATATGATTACCTTCTCGGATGTGATGGCAACTGTTATCACATTAGGACTTGGTGTTATTGGATTCTTTATGAAGCGTTGGATCAGCGACGTGGAACAGGGGAACAAGGCACTGCAACAGGCACTAGAAAATACAACAGATTCGCTGAACGAAAAAATCGAACAGGGCAACAGGGACATTCAGGAGAAGATTCAGAAGAATGATGAAAAGGTGAATGAGCGAATCAACAAACTGGAAGAAAATACAGGTAAGGACATCCAGCATATCAAGCAGGAGATCAATGATATCAAGGGTGACTTTGCTACAACCTTCGTGCTCCGTGAGGATTTCTTTCGGTCAATGAACGGAGTGGAGGACAAGATCGGTAAGATAGACAATAAACTTGACAGACTGCTCTTGATGGGAAAAGAAAAATAAGCGAGCGAGGTGAGGAAAATTGACAGACATGGAACAGGCAGAAATTAAACAGAACAAAGCAATCCGGGGATATATCATCAGATGTCTGGTAAAAGGATTCAATAACACAGCACTGACCAGACAGATTTCTAATTCGATGATGGCGGCTGGTCTCATCATTTCGCCAGACATCAGCAAGTATCTGGACTATCTTCAGGGAGCAGGATACATCGAGTTTACAGCTGAAAAGGTCACAGCCTACACAGCTTATGCAAATGATGCAGTTATCAAGCTTACCAAAGCAGGAGTTGACCTTGCCGAAGGAACAATTGAAGATGCAGGAGTTGATATTTAATGGCAAAAAAGAGGACACGGACAAGAGTATCTTCAAAGATCGATGAGCTCCCTGAGGCATTGAGAGTGAAAGTGGATGTGATGCTTGCGGATACATCCAATACTTATGAATATATCAGTCAGTACCTGAAACAGGAAGGCTATGAGATATCCAAGTCAAGTGTTGGAAGATATGCAATGCGGTCTAACACCGCAACACAGAGACTGCTTGAGGCACAGGTACAGACCGAACAGCTCATCAGAGTTGTAAAGGACAATCCGGATGCAGATTATACAGAAGCCGCAATCATGCTGACCATGAATGGATTGGTCAATAAGGTGGCAACCGCAGAGGAAGAGTTCCAGGAGATGCCTCTGGATAAAGCAGGTCGGCTCATTGCTTCGCTGTCCAGAACAAAAGTATATAAGGACAGAGTAAGGCAGGATATGAAAAAGAAAGCGGATATTGCTTTCAAAGAAATGGAAACAGAAATGATGAAAGTCATCAAGAATGACCCACAGTCAGCGGAACAACTGAAGGACATTCTGACAAGAGCGAAGGAGAGGATGATGGAAGATGATTGATCTTGACGATTGGATCAGAGAACTGGATGAACAGCCGGACAGAGAAATCATTGACCATGCTGCATATCAGAAACAGCTATTCAGCGAATATGTTATCCGGAATGATGACAACAAGGAAAAACGCCAGGAACTTCTAAAAAGGTTTAAGAATGGGGAAACACTTTCCGGAGAAAAAGGACTTCGAAAGGAACTTGCTGCATTTGATCTGGGATATTTCGGAAGGGCTTATTTATCCCACTATTTTGTGAGAAAGTCACCTGCTTTTCATGAGGAACTGGATGCTATATGGGAAAGCGGAGTTTTGAAATCCAAGAATCCGTTGAAATATGCAAAGGAAATATCAAGGATGAAAGGTTCCAGAAATGTCATAGCTGCACCACGAGGACATGCTAAGAGTACGAACTTGACATTTAAGGATTCGCTCCATGCTGTAGTGTACGGATATAAGCATTATATCCTTCTGTTATCCGATTCTTCTGAACAGGCAGAGGGATTCTTGGATGAAATTAAGACAGAACTGGAAGAAAATGCAGATCTGATTGAGGATTTTGGAAGCCTGAAAGGTGAGAAAACTTGGAGAAGTAACGGTATTCTCACTAAAAATGACATAAAAGTGGAGGCTATTGGTTCTGGAAAGAAAGTCCGTGGTCGAAAACACAGGAACTGGCGACCGGATCTCATTGTTCTTGATGATATCGAGAATGATGAAAATGTAAATACACCGGAGCAGAGGAAGAAGCTGAAATCATGGTTTGAAAAAGCTGTGTCAAAGGCAGGAGATACTTATACAGATATCATGTATATCGGGACGGTTCTTCATTATGATTCTCTTCTTAGCAATGTCCTGCGGAATCCAAGATATCATGCAAAGAAATATCGGGCAGTTATTTCATGGGCGAAGAATCAAAGTTTGTGGGATGAATGGGAGTCTATATACACGAATCTGTTGAATGAGAATCATGAAAATGATGCAAAGACTTTTTTTGAAGCACATGAAGAGGAAATGCTTGAAGGAACAGAAGTTTTGTGGGAAGACAAATTATCTTATTATGACCTGATTGAAATGAAAGTGACAGAGGGCGAGGCTTCCTTTAACAGTGAGCTTCAGAATGATCCCATTGATCCTGATAATGCAACATTCAATGAGGAATGGTTCGACTGGTATGAGCCGGAACTGATGGACTGGAAGAGTTCGGAGTACATCTTCATCGGATCGAATGACCCCTCACTGGGAAAGAACAAGAAATCAGATACCAGTGCCATTATCAATCTTGCATTGTCAACCAGGACTGGATACATGTATGTTGTGGATGCTTCAATTGAGAAGCGGAAACCGGACATCATAATCGAGGATGTGTTTGAAATCAACCGCAGACTAAAGAGAGATTATTCAAAGGGATTCTACAAATTTGGAATTGAGACGGTACAGTTCCAGTATTTTTTCAAGGATGTCATGGCACAGAGATCAGTGGAACAGGGAGAGTATCTTCCAATTGAGGAGATACAGAGCTTGTCAAACAAGGTTCTTAGGATTGAAGCCCTTCAGCCGGTTATCAAAAATAAGTATCTCAAATTTAATAGGGAGCACAAAACACTGATTAAGCAGCTGACGGAGTTCCCAATGGGAAAGAATGATGATGGACCTGATGCGCTTCAGATGGCTGTACAGCTTGCACAAAGCATTAAAGGAATTGTCACAAATACCAAATATAAGAGTGTTATTAAAAGAAAGTTTCATATTGGTAAAGGTGCCTATTAGGAGGTAAATGGAATTGGCAAAGAAGAAAAAGAAAAGCATGAAAGAACAGCCGTTCAAACCAGAAGTAGACACTGGGATTGAAAAACCAGTCAGGGGGATGCTGGCAGTTGGAGATGTAAACGATAAATATTCCACTTATCCATCTAATGGACTGACACCAAGAAGGCTTGCAAGAATCTTTAGAGCTGCGGATGGGGGAGATGTATTTGAGCAGATGGAACTCTTCGAGGAAATGGAAGAGAAGGATACACACCTGTTTTCACAGCTTCAGACAAGAAAACTTGCTGTCACTGGACTTGACTGGGAAGTTCAACCGTTCAGTGATGATGAGAGAGACAAGGAGATTGCGGAGTTTATTAATGAGCAGCTGAAGGGAATTGAGAATCTGGATGCCATATTCATTGACATGCTCGATGCCATTGGTAAGGGGGTGAGTGTCATGGAGATTGAATGGGGACTGGATTCAAACTTGGCAAATATTATCGAAAATATTGAGTATGTGTACCCGAAGAAATTAATTTGGGATTTTCAGACAGATGAAATGAAAATATGCACAAAAGAGTTCCCGTCAGGAATGTCACTTCCGGAAAATAAATTTGTGGTACATAAGTACAAGGCAAAGTCGGGACATACGAGCAGGGCAGGAATCCTCCGTGTTGTTTCATGGATGTATTTGTTTAAAAATTATGATGTGAAGGATTGGGTGGCATTTTGTGAAGTGTTTGGGATGCCGCTCCGACTTGGAAAATACAATGCGGCTGCTTCGGATGATGATAAAAAGGCTTTAATGGAGGCAATTTACAGTCTGGGAACTGATGCAGCCGGAATTATACCGGATTCCACCATAATTGAGTTCATTGAAAGTCAGAAAACAACAAGTGTTGAAATTTATGAGAAACTTGCAAGATACTGCGATGAACAGATCAGCAAAGCTGTTTTGGGACAGACACTATCATCTGATTCGGGAGGATCTTATGCACAGGGGAAAGTCCATAACGAGGTCAGACATGATCTTACAGTCGGAGATGCAAAGGCATTGGCTGTGACAGTCAGGAGAGACATTATCAGACCACTGGTAGAGTATAACTTTGGATATGACGCGGATGTTCCATTTTTTACTTTTGACTGCCAGGAGGCAGAAGATCAGAAAGAAACAGTAGAAATTTATAAGACATTGGTTTGTGATATGGGACTTGAAATACCAAAGAACCATATATATAAAAAATTTAACATACCAAAACCTGAAGACGGGGAAGAGGTTCTCAACCCAAGACTTGTAACAGAGACAAGAGAGCCGTATCTGCCAGAAGATGAAGGTGATGAGAAGAGTCTGAAGGAGGAAATCGGACAGACAGAGCAGGAACAGATTGATTTAATGGCAGTTGAAGCGCAGAAACAGGCAGAAAATGCATTTCATGAAATGCTGAAGCCTATTCTTAATATGCTTGACAAAACGGATGATCTGGAAACGCTCAAGGAAGTGCTGAAGGACAAAAATGAAATCAAAAAGCTCTATGAGCAGATGGATTCACCAGAACTTGAAGATATTCTTCATCAGGCTATTTATCTGTCAGAACTGTTGGGAAGGAGCATGGAATGAAAAAAGCTGAATATGGACTGACAGGTGACTTCATATTCAAGGAGGCTGTTGAGTTCCTGAAGAAAAAGATACCGCTGAAATTGGGGGAATATAGAGAAATCAGTGATGAGTGTAAGGGAAAGGCTTTTACAGTATCAGGATACACAAGCCTTGAAGTGCTTCAGAAATTTCTTGATGAGCTGACAGAGGCTTGTGAACAGGGGAAGACAAAGAAGGACTTTATGGATACCATGAATGACTTTCTGGAAAGGAATGGATACGAAGGATTGAATCCCTTCAATGCAGATGTGATCTTCAGAACCAACATGCAGACTGCTTATAATGCAGGTCATTATAAAAGCATGACCAATCCTACAACCAAAAAATTGAGACCCTTTTGGAAATATATCACAGCAGGAGATGGAGAGGTCAGAGAATCACATGCACAGATGGAAGGAAGGATATATCCAGCAGATGATCCTATATGGGATATCTGGTATCCACCTAATGGGTTCCGGTGCAGATGTACAGTAGTAAGTCTGACAAAAAGTCAGGCGGAAAGGGAGAAAGAACATATCAGCAAGGGTCTTCCTTATAATGTGGATCATTCCACAGGAGAAATCCTGTACCAGTTTCCAGATAAAGGATTCTCAAATAATCCTGCAAAAGATAGCTGGAAACCGGATCTGACAGGAATAGATTCCAATTTGAAGAGTGCATTCAGGGAGAGACAACAGAAAAATAATGCCAAAACAGGATAAGCTGTTTTGAGCAAATTGGTATCTGCTATGGTAGGAATTTCCATTAAGGAATAGAAAACACCGTTATAACGCGTTATAACGCTATCAGAAAGGCAAATAAAGAGGAGTTGATGATATGAACAAAATTATTGTGTGTTCTGGCAACACAGTTGGTGTTGTCGGGGTGCCAAAAGAAATTAAGATTCTTCCTCTTGGTCTCGTCCATTCGCAGAAAGGGGATTTCAGAGTGGATGATGAGAGTGTGGAACTGATAAGACAGCAGTTTAAAGATCGAAAGCTTGATTTAGTAATTGATTATGAGCATCAGACGCTGAAGGACATTCAGGCTCCTGCCGGTGGATGGATCAAAGATATCTATAAAGGTGATGATGCTGTTATAGCTAAGGTTGAGTGGACACCAAGAGCTGAAGAGTATTTAAAAAACAAAGAGTATAAGTACCTATCACCTGTTGTAATGGTGAGAAAAAAGGACAGAAAAGCAATGGCAATTCATTCCGTTGCCCTGACCAATACACCAGCTATTAATGGAATGTTTCCTATGGTGAACTCCATTGATATAAATAATATTAATGAAAACGAGGAGGAAATAAAAATGGACTTAAAAGAGTTAGCAGTTATGCTTGGACTTCCTGAAACTGCAACAGAGGATGAAGTGAAGGAAGCAATCTCTGCTGTAAGAAAAGCCGTTGAGGACAAAAGAAAAGCGGATCAGCAGAAACCCGAAGAGAAGATGGGGCAAAATGTAGATAAAGGCGAGCCTGGTTGTGAACCGGTAGCAAATTCGATTGTGCTTTCCCTTCTTGGTCTGGAGGCGAATGCCAGGACTGAGGATGTAGCAGCTGCTGTTATGGCATTGAAGGCAGGAGGAGCTGATGCAGAAATACTTGAACTCAAAAGAGAATTAAAGGAGCGAAATGCAGACGATCTCGTTCAGATGGCACTCAAAGATGGCAAGATCACAGCTGCACAGAAGGAATGGGCAAAGGCATATGCTCTTAGTGATAAAGAGGGATTTAAGTCCTTTTTGGATAAGGCTCCTGTTGTGGTTCCGCAGGGCAGGCTTGATTTAAAAGACGCACCAAAGAGTGAACAGATGGAATATGATACCGCCATCCTGAAGAATTGTGGTATCTCTGAAGAGGATGTTAAAAAATATTTTAAAGGGGAGGCATAATTCATGGACAGAGCGGGAAATGAAAAACTTAATGTAATGGGATTACAGATCCCGGTAGCAGCAAATACAACAATTACAGAGGCTTGTATGGTAGCAATTAATTCCGACGGATACGCAGTGGAGGCTTCAAAAACCGAAGGTATTAAGGTGGCAGGATGCGCAATGAGATATACAGAGAACGCAGGTGCAGACGGAGAGGAAATGGTTCCGGTAAGAAGAGGGGCTTTCGTCTGGAACAATGACGGATCAATCGAGAACACAGATATCTTGAAGGATTGTTATGTATCAGATGCACAGACAGTAACCATCACCGCAGCAGGTTCCAGCAAAGCAGGAGTGATCCTTGCTGTTGAGGACGATGGTGTCACAGTAGAAATGTTATAGGAGGAAAAGAAATGTTTGTAAACCAGGCAAATTT